TATATGGCCGAAGGGAAATCAGATAATGCTTATAAGGGGCATAAAACGGAATGTGCAAAACAGAAATACAACAATATTTGATAAACAGTGAGTTACGAAAGTGATGTTAAAAACGGAATGTGCAAAAGAGTTGATTTAAGTTGAAGTTAGGTTGAATTATTTTAGGCGTTTTTAAGCATTTAAACTCGAAAGCTTTAATAGCCTGCCATAGTAACCTTAAAACCGCACAGAATAAAGGATTATAGCCGAATAAACCAATAACAAAACACCAGTGTATAACGCTTCATAATGGCGTTATTTTTTTATCCGGTAATTTGTCCGCCTAACGTGTACATTCCGTTTTAAATGGCATTAAGGGGGACATTAAGGGGGACAAAACAGTATAAAAAACGAACTTACGATATATATATAATGCACAAAAATAAGTGTGAAATAAGTAAATAAAACACAAGTAAATATATGTATTGCGTATTTACGACACTGCAAATAAACAGGGAAACAATGTAATGTATTGATATAAAGATTGATATGCTCGAAATTAGTTACTTCTCGGCAGCAAAAGAGGGATTAGAGTAGCCAATTTGTTTTTTTAGTGTTCGATTTTGCTCCTTTAAAGCACCAATTTCTTCTGCCATTTGACGATTTTCTTTTAATAAAGATAGGATGATCGGGTCCATTGTGGATGTATTATCAGGATTCTTTGGTGGAATTTTATAGTTTTTTTCTTCGTCTTTAATTAAATAATTAAAATCCATATTATCGCACTTTGCGAATATTAATTCCCAATTTACAGAGCCTCTTTTTATCCAAGTTGATATAGTATTAGGGGATAACTCAAAGAATTTCGATAACTCGGTGTTATTCCTAAGATTGTAATGATTTTTTATCTTACTCAATATCAGCTCTATATTTAATTTATCTCTCAAATTGCGATAATTTTTCACTAAAATTCTTGTAATTGTCGCATAATGCGAATATATTTGTAAAACGATTCAACAAAGTTACGACAAATGATATTAGAAAAACAAATTATTGAAAAAAAACAGATGGGAGACATGAACGTGGTTGCCCAGGTGCTAAGCAAAAAGCATAATAGGTACATATCAGCCAGTTATGCAAGTATTATCCTTACGCGGCCAAAATCGAAACTATATGTCGATGCCATTGAAGTGCTGCGCAAGGTTATTGAAAGCCGCGAAGCCTTATTGAATTCTGAATTTGAACCACATTCTTAATTTAAATACCACGCAAAATGAAAAGTTTAAAGGAACGCGAAGAATTGGCAAGGATAGCAACACTTAAATTAGAAAAAGCTATCAATCAAAAAGATAAAAAATTGATAATCGAAGCTATGAATATTCTGGAATATGATCCTTCGTTTAGTTGGGACGGAATAGATGAATGCCGCTTCGAAGATTGGGATGAAACGACATCCAATGCTCACGATATACTTTACTCGTAATAAAATATTTTGCGTGGTGGCCCTGGCGATTACTTCAAAGGGGTTCACCACGCTTTTAATGGCTGGCATTGGAATACTTTAATAACATATTAGTTGTGGAGGCAGTAGCAGACCTTATCGATACCGGAATAATGAGCCACGCAAAATACAAAAAGGATTTACAGCGCGGTAAATTAAGGGTGGTTCGCCCCGGAAAGGGTGCCGGTTGCCCCGCGCTCGTAGATTACGCCTCGCTTTCTCCCGACATTCAGCGCAAAGTGGAAGATTACTTCGGCGGCAACCCTTACACATTGGTGAAAAAGAAACCGCTTGGAGCCAAAATAGAAGTCGATTACAAAGCTTTCGAGTTTTTCTCCAACTACCGCTACCCCGATGGTTCACCCATACCCATCGAGCGCCAGAACAACATCCTTTTGTGGGCCAACAACGCCTGTATTTTAAACGCGCTTAAAAAATCGCTCGAAAACCATACACAGGCGCGGGCCGAACGGGGCAAACGACCCCAGTATTCCGAATTTTACGCACAGGCGGTTACAGTGGTCAAGCAAGCCAATGAGCCGGTAATACTACACGGCGAAAAAGTCATTCCGTTCGAGAACAATTTACCTGTCAACCCGCGCCGCCTTCGCCAAAAGCTTGAAGACTACCTGTCCAACGGTTACGAAAGCCTTGTTAAACACAACAGCAACAACACCAATGCCCGGCTGGTAACCCCAAAAATTGAAACCCTGCTGCTTTCGCTATATGCCATGAAAAATAAGCCTTATGCAAAGGCAGTACATCAACTTTACCTCGAATTTTTGCACGGCAACAAATCGATTATCGACAAAGGAACCGGCGAAATTTACAACCCCGCCGATTCAGACTTTACCGACAAAAACGGAAACAAAAAAGAGCTCTCGAAAGCTACCGTTTGGCAGATTGTGAACAAACCCGGCAACCGGGTCATTGTTGACCGTCTGCGAAACGATGCCAAATACTACAAAGATAAACACGAACCTCACCACCATCGAGACAAAGCGAAGTTTTCGCTGTCGAAAATTTCGATGGACGACCGCGACATACCAAACAGCGAGGCAAAAGCTTATTACGCCTTCGATACAATGAGCGGGTGCATATTGGGCCGCGCCTACAGCCGCGATAAAAACATGGATTTGGTGGTGGAATGCTTCCGCAACATGTTTGTTTTTCTCGACCAGCACGGGCTGGGCGTGCCTATGGAAGTAGAAGTGGAGGAACACCTGATGAACAATCTGCGCAATTCGATACTGGGCGAAAACGGCCTGTTTAAATACGTGCGGTGGTGTAATCCCGGAAATTCGCAGGAAAAATGGGCGGAAACAGGCATTCGACTGAAAAAACTGGGGGCCGAAAAGGACAACCAGGAGTACATTGGTCGCTTTTACAGCAAGCTGGAAGCCAACCGCCCGCCACAGGTAGGAGAATGGAATACCGATGGAATGCGTATTAAGAACCATGACCGCACCTACGAAAAGGCAGTTGCCGAAGATTTGCTCACTATTATTCAGCAGCACAACGAGGAGCACCCGCAATTTAAAGGCCAAACACGCCTCCAGGTGCTTTTAAACAACGTGAACCCCGATGCTCCGCGCATAGATAAGGCCCTGCTGAACCGTATGCTTGGATATGTTACCGAAACAAGCATCCGCCGCAGTCAGTATGTTACCGTTATGTACGAAAAATACCAGTTGCCGCACCCGGCCATACTGGCCAAACTGAGACCAAACAACCTGCGCGTTTCGGCTTACTACCTGCCCAACGAAGAAGGCATTATCGACACGGTTTACCTGTACCAGGGCGGTACTTACATCTGCGAATGTGCAAAAATTAAAAAATACAGCACTGCCCGTGCCGAATGGGACGACGACGGCAGCGATGCCGAAGCCTACACCGAGCAGGCGAAGTACGTTTCGAAACACCGGGCCATGGTGAAGGAAGGTAAAAACGGAATTGCCAAACTTATTATAAAAGACAATGAACCGGAACCCGAAAGCATGGACGCCGACACAGCAGCCGAAACTTTTGTACCGGCCACCAAAGACACCGACGATTACGACGATATCGACTTTAATAATAACGCTTTAAACGATTTTTAATTATGATGACCAACGATGCGAAACTAAAGATTATTGACGCCATTAAAAAGTACGAGAATATTTACGCGTCAGCCAAACAGCAGGCCCGCGTACTTGGTACTTCTCCCAGTCAACTTAGTCGCCTGAAAAAGGAAAAGCCCGATTTGGATGGGGTTTTATCCGACGAAAAATGGATGCTCATTGCCAACGTTTACGACGTGGATTTAAACGGACGTAAAAGGCTTGAAATAGCCCGCACTGATGTGTTTAATTCAATCTGGAAAAAGCTCGAGTTTGCGCAGAAGTATTCCGTTTCAGGAATGATTTTCGACCGGCCCGATATCGGCAAAACGCAAACCGCAAAATTGTATGTGCGCGAACACCGGAACGCCGTCCGAATTCATTGTGGCCGCGTTAAAACCAAACAGCTTTTCATCCGGGCCATTGCGCGCGAATTTGGTATCAACAACAAAGGCCGATACACCGATGTGTTCGACGCGCTGGTAAATTACCTCAATTCAGCTTACCCATCGCCGCTAATCATTCTCGACGAATACGGCGACATGAATTACGAATCGTACCTGGAGCACAAATCGCTTTGGAACGAAACCGAAGGCAACGTGGGCTGGATAGCCATGGGGGCCGAAGGCGTTGAGCGGAAAATTGAACGCTATAAAGACCTTGATAAAGTGGGTTTTGCCGAATTGTTTTCAAGGCTCGGCAACCGTTACCAGCGCATTACCCCTGTAAACGACAAGGACTTTGAAAAGTTCCAGGCCAAACAAATTGCCCAGATTGGCAAAGTGAATGGCGCTACCGATATACAGCGGTTAATTGCAGCTACAAACTACAGCCTTCGCCGCATTCCGGTTGAAATGGCAAAAATGCAGGAATTAAATGACTAAACAAATCCAAAATACCAGGCTGCGCCGCCCCATTACGGTAACCGACCTCTACCGTAAAAAATTCAACGTGCTCGATTTTACAGGGCAGTTCAAAGCCCTTATTGGCTGCCCCGAAGTAAAAGGTTCATGGATGATTTTTGGCGACAGCTCGCAGGGCAAAACCCGATTTATGCTGCAACTGGCTAAATACCTCGGAAATTTTGGGAGAGTATATATTGATAGTTTAGAGGAAGGAGAATCGGAGTCGATTAAACAAGGTTTCATTGCCGAGCGGATGGAAGAGAGAAAAGGTAGTGTTTATTTGCTCGACAACGAACCGCTTGAAACGGTGAGGCAGTACTTGACGAAACGCAATGCGCCCGACTTTGTTTTTTTCGACTCCGTTCAGTTTATGAAAGGGTTTACAGAGGCCGACTACATCGACCTGCTCGCCGAATTCCCCGGCAAACTGTTCATTTTTACCTCCCACGTCCAGGGCAAAGAACCCAAAGGTTCACTGGCCCAGGCTATCCGCTACCGCTCTTTTGTAAAACTCTTCGTACAGCAATTCCGCGTTTTCCCGCAGTCGCGCTACGGCGGCGGTTCTCATTACGATATATGGCCTGAAAAGGCCCAGGCATATTACTTAAAATCAGAATAAAATGACTGAAATTAAACTATCCGCACGGAAAAAGAAGCTGATACAGCGCTTTCACATCGAACTGAAGCAGAATGGCATGATAAAACAAAAGCCAGATATACTCGAAAGTTTTGGCGTTAAAAGCACCCGCGACTTAAGCGAGGAAGAGCTGCAACATGCAGTTGATAACCTTACCGGCGAAGCCGACAAGTGGCGAAAACGCCTCATTGCCGCAATATTCGGCTGGTGCCGTTCCATCAACTACCAGGCCGACATCGATAAGGTAAAAGCCATTGCCTGCCGCGCAAGCGGTTACGATAATTTTAACAAGATACCCGTTTCGCGCCTGCGCGACCTCTATTACGGCTGGATAAAGAAAAGCCGCACCCGCGTGGGAGTGGCCGAATTTAAAGAACAGGTATTAAATCATTTGGAAGCTTGTAATTAACTAAATAAACAGCCATGATACGAATTATTATCGAAGGATTAATCCTGCTGGCAACCACATCATACGTCATTTACAGCCTGTGGTGGATACTTTTCTCGAAAGAAGGAATAGTGAAGTTATGGAAAAACAGCGACAGCGAATGAGTGTGCGAAAAGCATACCGGAAAGGCAGCATTACGCGCCGCATAAACTACCTGCACACGGTTATTGCGGTTCAGGATATCGTGAAAAAATTTGGCCGCTCCGGCATGGGCTACACCCAGCGCTGGATTTACGACAACGTAATAACCGGCGAAAAATCAAATTTCAACATGAGCTATTCCACATTCAACAAATGCCTGTCGGTACCGGGGCCGCGCACCGAACTTGAAAAATTGCAAACCAATGAGAAAAATTGAAACACAGCACGACCTTACGCTGCGCAAGCAGGAACTGGAAGAACGCATAGAGCAGCTCAATAGCGAGTTACTGAAAGGCTGGAACGAACAAATCAGCCGCCAGGTTAACATACTGAGCCACCGCCTGCGCGTGTGCGAAGAGCGACTGAACGGCGAGTGGTTCCGCGACGAATACACCGACAACATCGAACAATTACCTTTTAAAAAATAAAGTATGAGCACATCACAATTTAGAAGAATGAGGAGAAAAACTCACAGCAGTCAACCCAAGGGGGCCACCCTGGTGAAACTCGGCAAAGAT